CTTGATTTACCTGCAGAAGAAGATAATCCAGGTAGTGGCACATTAAGAGATTTACTTTCTACATATGAACGTGAGATGCAGGTGAATAATGCTGTAATTGCTCAAGCTGAAGCTGATGCTGCTAAATCAGGATACGATACAAGTCATTTTTACACAGTAGCTACTAAAGAAGATGGAACTGTAGATATTGTTACAACAGATATTAACACACTAGATGCTAGTACAGCAAATGAACTTGCGGATAGAGTTATGCAGACACCTAATAGGGAAGGTTATCAAGGATATTTACTAGGTGACGGAATACCCTCAAATGGTGAAGCATTCGGACACGGTATTAGTTTCCCCACAGGAAGTGCAGAAGGAGACTTTTTCCTAAGGACAGATTTTATGCCAAATAGATTATTTAGATACGACGGAAGTCGTTGGGTAAAACAAGAAGATTCAGTACGTATGACACTTACAAATACAAATACAAGAAGCCATCAAAAAGGTACATTTGTCAATAACACTAGTACAGATACAATTGGCGGAGAAACTGTACAAGAAAGACAAAGTTTGTCGCAAGCACTTAGACCAAAGGCAGATAACTAATGCAACATTTTTACGATGGTCAGATCAGAAGATACATAACACAAGTTATTAGATTGATGAGTAATTTTTCCTACAAAGATGGTGACGGAAAACTTACAGAGGTTCCTGTTATGTATGGAGATATTACTCGTCAAGTAGGACATATTCTAAGAGATAATTCAGAAAATAAAATACCTAGTGCGCCAAGAATGGCTGTTTATGTTACAAGTTTAGAAATGGATACAGCAAGATTAGCTGATTCAAGTTATGTTAATAAACTAAACATTAGAGAACGTGCATACGACAGCGAAGGTAAAGAATATCTCAAAACAGAAGGTAAAAATTATACTGTTGAAAGACTAATGCCAACACCTTATACACTAGGACTAAATGTAGATATTTGGAGCAGTAACACAGATCAAAAGTTGCAAATAATTGAACAAATTCTTATGTTATTTAATCCAAGTCTAGAAATACAAACCACAGATAACTATGTTGACTGGACTAGTTTGAGTGTTGTAAATTTAGCAAGCATAAGTTTTAGTTCAAGGAGTATTCCGATAGGTACAGAAAGTGAAATTGATGTTGCCCAATTAGGCTTTACAACTCCGATTTATATTTCACCTCCAACAAAAGTAAAACGCTTAGGTGTTGTAACAAATATTATTACTAGTATCTATGACGAATCTAAAGGTACAATAGAACTATCTCAAAGTACTCCAGAGCTACAAGCATATGGCGATACTTCTGTACCAAGTGCAGATATTAGAACTAATGTAAGCATAACACCAACAGGTGAGATAGCAAGACAAAATAATAATAGAGGAATATTTAAAGAAAATAGTACTAATGTAATTACTAACACATTTAAAAATTATGGATTGTTAGTAATGAATAATACTGCCAAATTAATTAACAAAGGTGTAGTTGGCAATACGTTATGGGACGCATATATCAAAGCATTTCCTGAAGTTTTTGAAGCTGGTATTACTGAACTACGTTTACAAAGAAAAGATCGCAGCAGTGAAATATCAGGTACAATAGCTATTAACAGCAATGATGGTACAGAACTTATTGTTAATTGGGACGAAGATACATTACCTGGCGATACAGTGATTACAGGTCCAACAGGTGATGCTAATAAAATTAGTTATATAATAGATCCTACTAAAACAAGTCCTGTGTCTATTCGGACAACAGGCACTCGTATACTTTTATTAGGAACAGGTATTGGTGATTTATCTAATACTGATGGTGCAGATGATTGGAAAAATGCTGACGGAAGTGATTTCATAGCCGGAGAAAATGATATTGTCGAATGGGATGGTTCGCGCTGGCATGTTGTATTTGATGCAAGCACTTATGTAGGCACAGCATACACAACAAATCTTAACACAGGTGTACAATACAAATGGGATAGCGGAGAGTGGATACTTTCATTCGAAGGCGAATATCCAAATGGCACTTGGCGTTTAAAATTCTAATATAATTAATAGTATGAACAATATTATTTGCAGCGGAGCTCTATTTTATACTCTTGATACTAGCAGATTCCTCTTCTTACACAGAACACAAGGTAAGCAAAACAATCTTTGGGGATTAGTAGGTGGTACAAATGAAGGAACAGAAACTCCTTGGGAAAGTTTAAAAAGGGAAATAGCAGAAGAAATAGGCGATACATCTATCAAAAAAACTATTCCTTTAGAAACTTTTATTTCAAATGATTCAAAATTCCATTTCCATACTTATTTGTGTGTTGTAGAAAAAGAATTTATACCAATACTTAACAAAGAACACGACGGATACGCTTGGGTAACATTTGGAAAATGGCCTAAACCTTTGCATCATGGTTTAAGAAACACACTAACTAACAAAGTTAATCAAACAAAACTAGAAACTGTATTTAAATTAATAGACTTATTGGATTAATTATGGAAAATAAATCAGATCAAGTTGTTAAAACTAAATGGGGGTATGAATTAACATGGGCCGAGCAAGAATCTCATGGAGGGAAAATTATTGTTTTTGAGAAACCTTCAAAAACTGATTTTATATTTCACAAAGAAAAAGAAAAATCTTATTTTGTAAATTCAGGAAGTTTTTTGTTTAAGTGGATTGATACTTCAAACGGAAATATTTTCCAACAGCAAGGTTCTGAAGGTTACGTTTTTACTGTAAATAAAATGGTACCTAGTTCAATCGAATGTCTTACACAAAATGGTAGTCTTACCGAAACAAATAATGGTGTAAAAGATGATACATATATTGTTATAAAAACGGAAAATGTAGTATGAAGATATCTGATAATAGATTATTTAAAAAAGATAAAATTAAGTTTGAAAACGCTATAGAAAAAATTCAAGATAAAAAGAAACAAGTTTACTATAAAAAAATTTATAATGAATTTTTAGCACTTACAAAAATGATAGATGAAAATCATAGTAGTTTTGCTAACGGCAAAATACAACCTAGAATGATTAGGGATGATGTAAAAGAATTACAAAATCTAAGATATCAATTGCATCAACTTACTAAGTCTTAAATATTTGCTAGTCTTTTAATTGTAATTGAACCGAACATACTTGCATGTGATTGGCACTGGTAAGTGTAATTTGTATTATTGGTAATACTTTCAGGTATACGCCAGTATAGCATGCCGCTATCTTTTCCTTGAGCACTGCTGTTTGTGCTAACTGTGCCGTCATTTGCTACATGAACTAGATTGGTTGTAAGAGCAGTAAGAGTATTATCCTGTAATTCAAAAGGGTGTCCACTTATTTCGTCTAAATCAAATGCAACTGTTGTACCAGATAGCACATAGATTGTTGGATTGTTTCCAGAGTAATGGCTATTAAAGGTGTATGCTGTAGTGCCTACATTGTCCACTCTAAAGGTTGCTGATGCATGTTCATATATGTCGTGAATTTGTATTTGCGAAGTCTGTACATCTGTCAGACTGTTAAATGTACTTGATCCTCCACTTGCTGTACTGGTAATTGTTACACTATCATTATCTGCATTTGTTGTAAGAGTTATATTACTTCCTGCAACAAGTGTTAGTGTATCAGTAGTAGTATCAGCTGCAATCGTTGTCTGTCCTGAAACTGCAATATTGGAAAAAGCGTTTTGATTAGCCTCGCCACCACCTCCTCCACCGCCTGTTGCGGTTAATGTAATTTGATTTAATCCTGCATCAGTTGTTATTGTAGTATTTGCACCTGCAACTAAATTTAAACTATCAGATGCTGTTCCAGCGGTAATATTATCTTGTCCTGCTACTGTGATTACACCAAATGAATTAGGCACAACAACTGCACCCGAGCCACCTATAATAGACCATACAGTGCCGTTCCATTGCCAGGTAGTTGTTCCGCTTGTAAATGTATCACCGTTATTAGGATCTGCTGGAAAATTTATTGCTGCCATTTTTTACCTCTTGCTGTATTTATTAATCTGGTACATATCCTGATGGGCCTGCAACTGTTGGAT